TGCTTGGGTTTGAATCCCCGTGGTTTCCAGGATGCCCTCGAGGTTTTCGCCTTCGCCGTCGCCCAAAAGGATCTGATCTTCTTCTTCTTCGGCAATGTCGGCCCGCAGTTCGTCGTTAATCAGGCCCTCGAGTTGGGCGGCGTCCGCAAGGGCGCGCTTGGTAGCCGGCACCCATTCGGCAATGGTTTTGACCGTCGCCGTTTTGCGTTCGAACGCCCATGAACCCTCGGGCTTGTAACCGCCGCCGGCGGCGTTGACCAGGGGCCCGGCTTCCGCGCCCGATTCCGGGGCCGCGCTGGACGTGGCTTCCGCGACCGGGGCGGCGTTGTTCGTGTGGGCCGTCTGGACCACATATTCCACCGTGTCCGAACCGGTCCGGCGGACGCTGATAACGTCCCGAATGGTCAGCGGCCGGCGGCCCAGGGCTTCGAGGATTCCCGTCTGTTCGGCCGTGACGAACGCGCCGGCAGACGTGGCGGAATCACCCGTAAACAGGCCCTTGACGCTGATTGGGTCCGTCTGGAAACGCGCCTTTTCGGGGACGCGGGAACCAAACGGGGCCATTGCCGCCTTGAATTCCGGGGACTGAACCACGGTTAGGCCAAGGGACTTTACCCGGGCCAGGGTGTTGGCGGTGTCCTTTGTGGCGTCCACGTCGGCCACGGCGGAATCCCCGATTTCGGCGGCCAGGGCGCGGGCTTCCGTCAAGATAGCTTCGTCCGCCTTGGCGACTTTCAGCAGGTCCAGCCGGTCCCGGGCTTCGCCCATGGCCTTGCGGTAGTCCGATTCCTCGTCAGCGGTCATAGACCGGTTTTCGGCGTCCGCCTTTTCCGCGATTTCGCGGGCGCGCTTGGCAGCCGCCGCGGCGGCTTCCTGAAGTGCCTTAACTTTGCTCATTGTTCCTGCCCTTTCCGTGGCATGAAAAAACCGCCAGGCAGGTGCCAGGCGGTCAAATGGGTTAGTGCTGATTTAGGCGTTTGCCGCCAATTCGGCGTCAAGCGCCGCCCATGCCAAGAATCGCGCGGACGGGCTTAGGATCGGTTCCTCGGACTTGACGGCGTCGCCGCCCTCGTCCTTGACGTCACCATTACCGCTGGCCTTTTCCTGATCGGTGGTTACTTCCGCGGCCGCTAGGACCGCGTCAATGGAATCCCGCGCCGCCCGCAAACTATCTACGTGCTTGGACGACAGGACCCGGCCCTCTTTCAGACCACCGGACAGCGACGCCATGGCCGTTTTCACGGCCAGGATTTCGGTTTCGCTGTTCGCCCCAATGGTCACTAGGGACACTTCGTAAATTTTCACGTCGTGCAGTTCGTACACTTCGACGCCGTCAAGCTGGCCCCAAGTGCCTTTGATGACGTCATAGGCAAAGGACAGTTGGGAAATCCGTTTGCCCTTTAGCAGTTTGTGAACTTGGGCCCCCTTGGGGGACGACAGGTCCAACTGCCCCAGGACCCGCAATCCCTTTTCGTCCTCGGTGGCTTCGATCACGTGGCCAATGTTGTAATCGGGATCGGCCATGTTGTGGCCGAACAGGACCGGCAGGAAATTATCCGATTCGGCCCATTCCTTTAGGGTGTTCGTGAACGCCCCCGGCTGGACCACGTCCCCGTAAGAATCAATGTTCCCGAACACGGATGCATAGGCTTCGAATTGCCCATCTTCCAGGCCGGCGTCCGGGCCGGCCTTTACCAGGACGTTGGCGTTTTTCACTCTCATGGCTTGCCCTTTCCTATTCAGTCATCACTTACGGGGTTCACTTCCACGGTGCATTCGCACCCGGCGACCTCGTCCGCGCCCTTGGCGGGGTCACCTGGCCAGTTCAGGCCGTTGGAAAATTTCTTATCCAGGTCCACGGTTTCGCCGTCCATGCGGGCGTGGGACTTCCGCGGGTTGCCGGACCGGGTCCGCCACGTTTTCGTGGCTTTGCCGGCCAGCAGTTTCCGGGCCGCTTCCACGGCCACGAATGACCCGAGGGCGGACAGGGTGGCCTTGCCGGCCGCCGGTGCCCGTTGGGCTTCCGCGGTTTCGAACACCCGCGCCGGCCCGGGGGCGTCCTCGGATTCGTCGGCCAGGGCGTCCTCTAGTTGGGACCTGGTGGTTTCGTTCACCCATTCGGCCCGCAGTTGGGAGAATGACTGTAGGAACGCCAGGGTCCCGTCCACGTCATAGGCGTCCGGGTCCAGGCCAAAGGACTTGGCGACGTCGGCCCCGAGGGCGGCGGACATATCGGCCACCACTTCGAACAGGCCCCGTCCCACCAGGACCCGCCGGCCCCGATTGCGGACAGGACGGAATCCTTTTGACGCTTGAAAAAGGCGTCATAGACCGCCACCATGGCGTCCCGCTGTTCGTCGTCCGGTTCGTCAGCTTTGGTCAGGACGGCCGGGCCACTTTTGCCAGGCCGCGCCGGGCCGGCCAACTGGCCGGTGTCCGGTGCCGAATCGTTGGGGGAAGCTTGGCCGCCCTCAATGACGTTTAGCGGGATTATCAGTTCGTCCCCGCCGTCAATAGCCGGCAGGTTCGACAGGGCCCGGGCTTCGTTGCGGGTCATCCACGGACCGCCCACGGACGTTTGGATTTGCGCGGCCTGTTCCTCGAATGAACCCCTAAGCTTTTCGGCCATGTTGAATTCGAGGTAAGTGTCCGCGACTTCCGGAAAGTCCGGGATAAGTTGCAACGCCAGTTCTTCCACGATCATGGACAGCCACGGCCCCAGGGTGTCCTGATAAAGGTGTTTGTGCTGTTCCTTTATGTTCGAAAAGGTGGCCGAATCCATGACCCCCACCATGGTGGGCGGGATGAAAAACGCGGCCGCCACTTCCTCGCGGGTCAGTTTGCGGGCTTCGACGTATTGCAGTTGTTCCGCGGTTTGGGACGCGGCAACAAATTTCATGCCATCTTCTAAGACGGGCGTTCCACCGGCTTGCGGACCGTGGCCGGCGTATTGCGCCCGCCATGATTTCGTGAACCGGTCCGCGGCCTGTTCGGACCAGGCCGGCGCGCCCACCGGCCGTTCCAGGTAGCCCGAAACCCGGGCCCCGTTCCGCAACGTGTTTTCCCGCATCCGGCCGGCTTCGTATTCTTCGGCCAGGACCCGGCGTAACGCTTCGATGGGCGGTTGGCCCCCGAGGTCCCCGTCAGGTGAATAGCCCCGGAAGTGGACCACCTGGTCAGCCGGGAAAGTCTGCTTGCCCTTGGACCCCACGAATTCGAACGCTTCCGGCCATAACCAGGATTCGCCCTTGGGCGTGACCATGGACGGGGGCAGCCGCAGCAGGTAACGGCCGCCCTTGCCGTTCATTTTCAGCCAATAGGCCCGGTCATAAATCCCGTAGTCCCGGACCAGGGCGTCCAGCAGACGGTAACGCGTGGTCCCCGGGTTGGGCTTATTCAGCAGCTGGATTAGTCCGGAATCCGTGATCCGTTCCCGGTCAGTGTCCGAAACCCGGCGGAACTGGTGCAGCCCCAGGGACGCAATGTTCCGCCCGAGGAAATCCACCACCGTCCGGACCGCGCCTTGGGATTTCCAAATGGCCCCATAGTCCGCGGTAAAGTCAACGGCCAGTTGCAGCCGGTTACCCGGCAGCGTGGCCGGCTTGGACAGACCTTGCAAGGTCCCTTGGGATACGACAAAAGCCACCGCTTACACCCCGCCCCGGTCTAGTGTTTGGATGAAATCAATGTCCGAACGTTGGATGACGGCCTCGCCGTCGATCACGGCCGGCGCGGTGCCGGCTTCCAACGCCGTGGCGTTGCGTAGGAACAGCAGGTCCCCGGCCTTGCGGACCAGCAGCCCGTCCAGGCCCCGGCCCGATTTGAGATTGATAACCACCCGGCGGGCAACCAGGGTCCGCCACGAATAAGCCCAGCCCATGACCAGCCGGGCAATGGCCAGGACCGCCGCCAAGCCCACCAGGACAATGACCGTTATTTCCAAAGCAGCCACCACGGCCCCGTCCTTTCAAACCACCATTAGAGTCCCGGTTTCATATGCCGATACGGGGACGATTTCGACCGGCTGTAAGACGTCCCACGCCGCGCCGGTCACGGCCATAAGGGGGGCAGCCCCATAAGGGCTTGCCTTGCGGTTCCAAACCCATGCGTCCCCCAGGGGTTTGGTTACCGCGGTGCCGGCCGGCAGGTCCAGGACCGGTTGGGGCAGGTGCCAAATCCGGACGGGCTGGTCCTCGGGGGTTTCGTTGTTCGCCGGGTCCGGCTTCCACTGGTGGGCCTTGACGCCGTCATAGAACTTTCCGCAACCCGCCCCGAGGTCCGGGCCGCCCCATTCCACCACCGTGACGTGTTCCAGTTCCTTTAGGTCCGCGACCAGCCCGGACGCCGGCGCGCCGCGGCCCTGAACCACCACCCGCAACGGCGTGGCCGCGGACGCCCGTTCCCGGCACCAGTCCAGGAACCACCCGGACCCGTACCTGGCCGCCACGATTTCCACGTGGACGTCCCCGTCCGGCCGCCGGCCGGCCACCGCAACGAACGTTCGGGACCGGTCATGTTCGGTATCAACGCAAAAGGTCACGGGCGCGGCCGCGGGAATCCCCGAACCGGGGTCCGTGCCGGCTTCCCAGGACCCGGCAGGGAACGGGCCCTCGTTCGTCCCGTCGTTCCACTGACAAAGGACCTCGGTTCGGAACACCCATTCGGGGTCCGTCCGCATGGCGGCCGCTATCGCCCGTTCCGTAATCGCGTAACCCAAGGATGGGTTAGCCCACGCCCACCCGTCCCGGTCATCCAGCGAACAGCCCGGCGGGGCGGACCATTCGAACAGCCCCAAGGAATCGTCCTCGGTAGATGGGACGTCGTCCGCGATTTCGGCGGGCACGGCGTCCAGCAGTTCAACGGACAGCCCGTCCGAATTGATGCCGTCCGGGTCCCCGAGGGAAGCATGGGCCATTTTCCGCAGATACCGCAGAACAATGGATGACGCGTCGCCGGCGTTGGACAGGGCCAAGATTATGGCCATGGCCCGGGCCATGGTGGTTTTCGTAATCGCGCCCCAGGCTTCCCAGGACTGATGTTCCCGCAGTTCGTCCAACAGGATTAGGTCCCCGGACAGCCCACGGCCGCCGCGCCGGCTGGCCGTCTGGACCTTATACCGTTCCCCCGTGGTCAGGTCCAAAGACTTTTTGCCGTTCGTGTGGTTTACCTTTTTGATTTCGGCCGCCAGTTCGTCGCAATCTTCCGCGATTTCGACGCAACCGGCCCATACTTCCTCGGCAATATCCAGGTTTTGGGCGGTGCCAATCACCAGCCGGGCGGCCCGGACATACATAAAAAACAGGGCCAGGACTTGGGCAAGGGTGGACTTACCGTTTTGCCGGGCCACCAGTAAAACCACGGTCCGGAATCGGAACGTCCCGTCCGGCAAAAGTTCTAGGGCATGGATCAGGAACCACTTTTGCCACGGATATAGCGGGATGCCCAGGACGTCCTCGGAAAATTCGATGCACTTAAAGCCGGCAGACGTCTTAGGGGTCAGCCGGCGCAACGGCGGCGTGTAAATTCGTGGGACCTCGTGGCCAACCAGTGGCTTAGGCGCGGCGGCGCGTGCCCGTTTTCGCGGTGCCGGTGCCTTGGATTCCCCTAAGTTGCGCAAGCTTGCCGCCCCCCTGTTCCTTGACTTCGCCTAGGCGGGTCCGGCCGGCAGGGGTAAGCCCCAACGATTCGCAATATTTCAGGTACAAACCTTGGGTGACGTTATCGAATTTCCCGTCAAAGACCGGGAATTCCGCGTCATCCAGACGGCGGGCCATTTGCAAAAGGACCACCACCGCGCCCTCGTCCATGGGCCCGATCAGGCCGGCGGCCTTGGCGGCTTGGATCGAATCGTTAGTAACGTGCCAGATTTCCACAGAAAACCACCCCCGTTTGTGTAATCGGCCGGCGTTTGTGTAATCGCCCGTCCATAACTGTTAGACGTAGAATCGCGCGCGCGCGACCCCGGGTAA